GACTGGTACTGGAGCTCAAAAAGATTTAAAAAAGATGACACATGGCCATGATGAGGCTGGACGGCATGCAAGAACTCATGGCTACATGATTACTGAGCTTCAAGGGAAAATAGGCGCTTTACGGAATATAATGCTATTATACTTCTTTGCTATGCGGCCGATTATGAAGTTATACAAAGAAACTACTGAAGCTGCTATAGCTCAAGAAAATGCTGAGATGAAATTAGCGGCCGCATTTGCCGCTACAGGTAAAGGTTCAATTGCTGGAAAAAAAGCTATAATTGAATACTCTGATAAATTGCAAGATTTAACTGGTTTTAGCAATGATCAAATTATTGCTTCAGCTGCACTTTTAGCTAATTATAAATTATCTGAATCTCAAGTAAAAAAAGTTCTTCCAGTAATGCTTGATATGACTGCAGCGTTAAAAGCTAGTGGAAGTGCTAGTGTTAATACGGAAGCAATAGCCAAACGATTAGGTCTTGCTTTTACTGGGCAAGCTAGTTATTTGAAACGATATGGGATTACAATTGATGAAACAACTGCTAAATATGGTTCTTTTGATGAGATATTAAAAGCTATTGAATCTTCGGTTAAAGGTACAGCTGAGGCAATGGCTCAAACTTTTGAAGGGCAAAGAACTGTATTAAGCCAAACAACCGCAGATTATAAAAAACAATTTGGTTATATAATAACTAAAGCGCCACTTGTTAGAGCATCATTGATGATGGTAGGAGCTGTAATTAAAAAAAATACTAAAGATATGGAGGCAAGTCGTAAAGCAACAGATAACTTTGCTTTAACTTGGGATAGAATTGCTGCTGCGGTTATAGGTGTCACTGTATCAATTAGATTATTCTGGAGATACTTTCTTCAAGGTGCACGTGCACTAACTGTTGTTATTCTAACTGTAATAGGATGGATTACAGATTTAGGAAAGGCAATAAACAAATTATTCCCAAAAGATGTAAAAGATGAAATAAAAGGTTTGAAAGAGGGATTAATAGCGTTAGTTCCTGGTAGCAAAAAAGTTATTGATGGTTTCATAGCTATGGGTGATTCAATAAATCAATTTGGAGAAGATAGTAAAGGTGCCGCTCAACTTATAGTAGATGAAATTGATAAGGCAAGCAAAGATGTAAAACATCCTATTGACGATATGATAAATATGTATGCGGAGCTAACTGGTATAGCAAGTGAAACCGCTAAAAAAATGGCTGCTGAAATTAAAGGATTATTTGAAAATGCTAACACTGATATGAAACCAGCATTTGACGGTATGTTAGAATTCATGACATCTTTCGCAACTAAGATGTCTAGCTCTATGTCTGATGGTTTTTTCAAAGTTATGAAAGGTGATTTTGAAGGGTTAAAAGACACAGTAGTCTCTTTTGGTAATACAATGTTAAAAACTATTACAGATATCATTGCTAAATTAATATTAATGAAAATATGGAAAAGTGCCGCTGGCTTTTTAGGGTTTGCACCGATAGCTAGCCATACCGGCGGGTATATAATGTCTGGAGAAGATAGTTTTGGTGCTGGTATTCGTAAAAAGTTTCATAATGGTGGTGAGGTCCAGGCAACATTACTTGAAGGTGAAGGTGTTGTTAATAGAGGGGGCATGGCTTCTCTAGGTGTTGATAACTTGAATAAACTTAATCGTGGTGAAAGTATGGGGGGTGGCGGAACAGTAAATAATTATTATATTAATACAATTGACGAGAGGTCATTTAGAGAAAGATTACAACAGAATGGCGATATTTATACAAACGCTTCTAACCAAAATATAAAAGATAATGGTCCATTAAGACAGACTTCTCAAAGATGGGGGTAATAAATGGGTAGTAGTGACATATTAACTTTAACACCTGAATTTGGCTTAAAAGAAAGCATTTCTTTCAATACCAATATTACTGAATCTGAGACTGGTAAAGAACATCGTGATGCTTTATTGGATCATGGAATAAGAGATTATAATCTTACCTGTAAGTTTTTATCCAAAGCTAACATGGATATCGTTTGGAATTTTTATATAGATAGAAAAGGCGCTTATGATTATTTTCTTATTAAAATATTAACTGAGTTCGAAGCTTCGACTGAATCTGTTGGAACCGCCGATGGCGGAACAGCAACATTCCTATTAGCAAATTTTCCTGTTGACACTACTGGCAATAGCACTTGCACTGTCGCTGGAGTGGCAAATACAAATTACACTTTAAGTAATAATTTTGTTACTGAGAAATCATATATTACATTTAGTCCTATACCCGCTTCAGGTGCAATATTATTATCGTATGAATATTATTTTAAAGTTCGTTTTAATGATGATCAATTAACTAGAGAATTAGCTGCATATCAATTGTTACACGTTGGAATGAAGTTAAAGGAAGTTCGTTGGACTTCTTATAATGCTCCAGCTGGGAATTCAAGTTCGTCCTCATCAAGTTCGTCCTTAAGCTCAAGTTCTTCTTCTAGCTCAAGCCGTTCTTCTTCTAGCTCAAGTTCGAGTTCTAGCTCATCGAGTTCATCTAGCAGTTCAAGTTCTTCAAGTAGCTCATCGAGTTCTTCAAGTAGCTCATCGCTAAGTTCTTCTAGTTCAAGCAGTTCTAGCAGTTCATCAAGTAGTAGTTGGTCGTCAAGCTCAAGTTCATCAAGCAGTAGCTTTTCTTCTAGCTTATCATCTAGCTCATTTAGTTCATCAAGTAGTTCTTCTAGTAGCTCATCTAGTAGCTCATCTAGTAGTTCATTTAGTTCAAGTAGTTCTAGTAGTTCAACAAGCACTTAAAAAATATGTTAAGTTTTACAGCAACATTAATAGCAATTAAAAATCAACTCCAAAATAAACCTGTAGAAATACATGATATTTATCTTGGTAGCCAAACGATTGAAGATTCTAATACTCTACACTTTGTTAATTTTTATTTTCCTATAACTTTTTTTACATACATTGGACATGCCACTCAAACTTATACTGCATTAGGAGTATCAAGAACCGCAGCTAAGAAAACCGCTAGTGGGGAGATAGAACGAATCAATTATCAAGTAGATAATGTTAATAAAGCTATGGGTGCTTATGCTGCTGCTCATGATTTTAGGAATAAACGCATTGTTACTAGGCTTATCTTTCGTGATCATTTAAGTTCTTACTTAGATGCAAAAATTGTTTTTGACGGAAAGATACAAGGCATAAGTTTTGAGAGAAGTAGTGCAATGGCTACTTGTGTTCCTATTATAGGTTCTTTAAGTTTTGAACCAGGTTGGCCATACCAAATAGAATGTAACGCTCGGTTTGGTGATGCTTATTGTAAAATTAATAAAGAAGCAGCTGCGAATAAGGTTACTGGCTCAGCTACTAGCGGATCAACCACTACATTAATTGATACAACTAATTTAACTCAAGCTGATGACTATTGGAATTGGGGTGTAGTAACCTTTACTTCTGGCAACAATGATGGTTCATCAAGAAAGATTTTAGACTTTGATGCCGCTTCAGATAAATTGACTTTAGATTATGCCTTAGACAATGCTGTAGTAGTTGGCGATGCGTATGTAGTTTATCGTGGGTGCGATAAAACTTTATCAAGGTGCGGAGATACATTTTCAAATACGGCAAATTATCATGGTTTTCATACTATACCATTAACAAAATAAAATATGGATTTAAACAAACTTATTGGAATACCTTTTAAATTAAATCACAAAGATTTCAAAGGATGTGATTGTCGGGGCATTGTTCATTTATATTATAGTTTCATTAAAGATAAAATACTTCCTTTTTCTGATGGGAAGAAAATATTTTTTAGGGATATTAAGAATGATAAGGAGCGTATCGTATCTGTTTTAAAAACTTTTTCTAAACGAGTTATTAACGTTAATGATTTACAAGAAGGAGATATTGTTATTATTAAAGATCCTAAAAGTATTGGTGCCTTAGGAGTATGTATAAATAATAAACAAATTTTACATATGGATAGAGTAGTTGGTTCTTGTCTTACAAGAATAAGATATTTAAAAGAATTTATATTATCAGGGTATAGACCAAATGATTAAAAGAATATTCTTACTATTTATAGTGTTTTATTTATCTGGCATTGAGTATGCTCATGCTGCTCCTATAGGTGCTATGGTTTGGGCTCTTGGATCATTAATCGTTGCTACCGCATGGGCTCATCCAATCATAACAATATTAACAGTAGCCTCAATAGCCTATTCATTATCAACTGCAACTAATTTAGATAAAGCAACATTAACTGGTTCTAAATATACAGCACAAACTATAAATAATACATTTTCTAACGAAGGAATAGTTCCAATAATTTATGGTGGTTCTATTATTGTTGGAGGTAATATAGTATGGCAATCTGAACCTGGAGAGACTGTCCAACGTTTTATTGCTTTATGTATTGGAGAAGTCCATTCAGTAAAAGATATTCTTATTGATGAGCAACCTATAGAAGATTTACCTGGTTGTAGTTATACAGCATACACCGGAACATCAACGCAGAATGTTGACGCTAGAGGATCCGCAACAGTAAAAGGATTAAGAGACGTATGTTATGTTGCCGTTACTTTAACTAAAGGAGATAAAGTAAGTAGTAACCCTACTATTGCCGCTACCTTAAAAGCAAGAAAAATAGAGACATGGGATTCAGGGATATCAGAATGGACTTCTACTAAATCTTTTTCTAAAAATCCAGCGGCGGTAATACGTGACTATATGGGGTTAAGTATTGTTGTTGGGGGTTGCGGTATATCTTCAGAGTTTATAGATGATGATAGCTTTGGTGATTTTTTTGAACATTGTGCAATAAATATAGATAATGGATCAAGTTCTACCGAACCAAGATATGAATTAGATATTGTCCTCGATACAAAGCATTCAGCGTTAGATAACTTAGCTAAAATGTTAATTACTTGCAACGCTCAATTAATAACAAGCGGTGCTAAATACAAAATAGTTTTTGAGAAAGCAGATGAAACAGCGGTTCAGGCATTTACAGAAGATAATATAACTAAAGATTCTTTTAAGTATGGATATGGTAAAGCTGATGAAATGCCTAACAGAGTAAACATAGAGTGGATCTCACCTTTAGAACTTAAAAATCCTAAACGTATTGCCTGGGCTGAAGATGAATTAGACCAAGAAATTCGTGGTCTAAAAGAAATGAAAATAGAAGAATATGGAATTATTCGACAATCGCAAGCTTCAAGGCAAGCAAAAAAAATATTATATGAAAGTAAATTAACTGATATTTGGTGTGAGTTCGAATCTAATATTGAGGCGATGCACTGTGAACCTTACGATGTTGTTTCAGTTACTCATTCTAGACCAAATTGGACAGCTGCTTTAGTTAGAATAATTGAAATAAATGAAGTTAATTTTGGTAATGCTAGATATTTATGTCAAGCATATAATAGTTCTATATTAGATGATGGATATGGATCTACGTTTGATGATTGGGATTATGGTTCTCCATCTAATCCTTATGTAGCTGTAACTGATGTCACTAATATTGCTTTGTCAGAAATTGGTTGGGCTAATACTGATGGGACCTGGGTATTGAATATTGATGTTAGTTGGACAGCTCCAGCAACTAAAATAGAATTATTAAGAAATTATTCTATTGAATTGAAAAAAGGATCTGATGATTATAAACCGATAGGCGTTGCCTCAGTCTCAGCAACAACTTTTAGAATAAGCGGCAATCTTGAAACTGATGTAACTTATTATGTTAGGATTAAAACAGTATCTATGAATGATATTATATCTGACGGCCGTGTTTCAAATGCAATTACACTTGAAGGTAATACAGCTAATCCTTCTAATGTAGAAAATTTTTCTTATTATTGGGATAAAGATATAGAATTATCTTGGGGAATAGTTACTGATTATGATTTAGCTGGATATGAAATTCGTGATGAGAATGCTAATTTTGGGACTGATAATACTCATTTAATTTATAGAGGATTAACAAATAAAAAAGTTTTAATACCTACCAATCGATCACCAGGCACTTATTATATTCGGGCAATTAATAAGAGTGGTAATTATTCTTTAAAATCTGTATCTGTTACTCCTGTAAATTCTGCTCCGTCTGCCCCTCTATCGTTAAGAGCTACAACATTATTTAATATATCAAAACTATACTGGACTGACGTTGAAACAGATAATGATTACTATGAAGTTTACGTTTCTAAGACTGACGCCTGGGGCGGTGAACAATCTTTATTTGGTAAAGTCTCAGGTCGTCTTTGCACTGTTTCTGGAGAGAGCTCTCAGAATGGAATACCTGATGACAATGGAATAGCTAATACAAATTATGTTACTGACCTTGACCTTGCTGGTTGGGGTCCTGACTATTGGAAAGGTAGTTATATCGAAATAATATCTGGGACTGGCATAGGTGAGGAATTAAAGATTTCAACTTATGATACTACTTTAGGAAAATTTACAATGGTAGATAGCTGGGTAGCACCACCAGATACAACTTCTAAATTTTTTGTTCATCCCGCTAGATACTATAAAGTAAGAGGAGTAGATGGATTCGGAGCTGGGAACTTTACTTCATCTATAGAAGTTAAATTTGTTGAATTTACCGAAGCTATGCTTGGAGACCAAATAATTACCGCAAGGAAAATTTTTGCTGGAGAAGTTATAACATTATCAGCACAAATAAAAGAAGCTATAATACAAAATGCACATATTATTAGTTTAACAGCTGATAAAATTACAGCTGGGAGCTTAACAGTTGAAGTAGACGTTGGATCCGCTGGTAAAACTGTTATAGATGGTGCAAACGATGTAATAAAAGTTTATGATGAAGCAGATAACCTAAGAGTAGAATTAGGGAAGCTATCATGACAGATACATATGGCTTAAAAGTTTATAATCCCTTTGACTCTTCAAAAATAACAGTAATCACTCCTAAATTAGCCACTGTAATTAGTTCCGGTCAAGTAACAATGTCAGATAGTCTAAACGTTGATGATACCTACGGCACTGATATTGATTTGCCTGGTTCCGCCGCTATACCAATATCCGACATAGCTGTGCTTGTATTTCCGGTAGAGCATACTTTCAAGATAACAAGTATTCAATTTGACATTGCCGGAGAAGGAACATACTTGCAGAATATTGGATATATGGACGATGCTCAAGCTTACTATGAACATGCTAAAGCAACTGGTGCAATGACAGCGTGGACGGCTGGAGATTTGACTGACGGAGACGCTGATGAGTTCGATCACATAGCAGCAATATTTCCAGTAGCATTTTGGGATATTATGGGGCAGACAACTTTTACAGCAATTAGATTATTTGCAGCTACTTGTTATTTAATTTATGACACGAGTGCTTCTACTTATAGGAAAGTATATACTATTGGTGAAGATGGGGTATCAAAAATAGATTATGCTATTACATTAAAAAACTATAATTATTAAATTATGAAAAGTCTTAATAAACTATTAAATTATGATTTCGCAGATTACGGCCACATTATTATTAATGGTAGATATTACCCTGACGAATGGTCATTTTCTGGTACTTTAAGTGGTGATACTGATATGGGATTAGTTATTACAACTTCGTATGCTTTTACTGAAGATAGAAGTTTTATGTTATATAAAACTGGTGCCAATAATCAAGGAATGTATCAAACAGTAGATTTTGAATATAATATATATGGTTTAGAGTTTGATATTGGAATGTGGATAAAAGTATCTACTCAAACAGGTGATAGCGCGGTTAAGTTAAGTTATAAATGGGTAGACTCAAGTGGCTCTCAAATAGGATCTGAGCATATCATTGCAACTGTAACTTCTACTCAGAATTACACTTTACATAGCGTTAGTGGAGTGACAGCGCCAAAAGGAACTTATAGCATTTTATTAAAGGTAGAATCGACAGGCAGTGGGCAGCCTTTATTAGCTTTTGCGGATGATCCATATATTTATGGAGGCAGTGATTATGGATTAAAAGTTTATGACGAAAGTGGAAATAGTAGTTCAATCATTCCAAACGTATCAAGCATAATTGCTTCTGGAACTGTTAGCATGCCAGATACATTACAAGATGACGATACCTATGGCGTAGATATAGACTTGCCTGGGGATGACTATATAGATACAAAAAATATAGGCGTAATCGTCCAAGCAAGAGATTTCGACTGGGAATTAGTTGTAAATGTTTTACCTTATGATACAGGTAATAAATTCTGGGGTAATTTTTTTGGTGATGACGCTGCATCTTATTATGAAAAAGCTGATGACGGAGTTATGAAATCTTGGTCAGCTGGAGCAATGACACCTGGGACTCCAGCAACATATAATTTTGCGGTTAATGTTGACTTATTTGCTGGCTGGGATAGGAGTGCTACAAGTATAAAAAAAGTAAGATTATTTGCAGCATTATTTTATACATTTTTAAAAACAGTTGCGGCTGGAACCCTAACTAGTACTTTTTATGCAAGAGACTATGGAGCTACTGTTAATGGAAAATCTGGATATGCTTTGACTACTACTCAAGGTGATGTTGAGAAAATATATGCTGCAACAGCGTATGACGGAAATATATTCTTTCATGGTCCTAAAACTACTTTTGATATTTATATAGTTCATAATGATGGTAGCGAAACTACTTTAGCAACTGGGGTGGCTGAAGATGATAGAGGTGATTCCTGGGGTGGCGGTAATGGTGGAGAAGGTTTATATTCTGCTACATGGGCGTTAGCTTCTGATACTTCCTTGGTAGCTACTGATTCTCTTAAATTTGTTTTGAATTTTTGGGTTCAAACAGTTAACAGCGCATTAACTGTTTTTACAACTACTTTTTCTATTACTTATACAACTCAGGAATTAAAAAGCACATTGCTAAAAGCGGGGACGTGGACTTTATATAGATATGTTAAAGGTTATAGCACGGGCACGTGGGGTCGTGGTACCGGGCACTTCGAAGTACATTGGGGCACAGCTAGCAAAAATGGAAGATTTACTAATATAGAATATTCTCAATCGGCTAGTGCGGCCCAAAGAGTATGTAGTGTAGGCAGTGAGGGAATTGGAGAAGTAGATTATATTATCTATCAAAAAGATTACGATGGGAGTTAAACGATGACATATGGATTAAGAGTAAAAGATACCTCAGGTAATGTTTGTGTAATAACTCCTGATGTAAAAAATATTATTAGTTCAGGAACCGTTAAAGCGCCTTTAGTTTTACGTCCGGATAGCACTTACGGAGTTAATATAGAATTACCTGGGACAACAGTTCATGCTTTAGCTGACATTGGAGTTCTTGTTACTGTTAGAGAATATACTCCATCTAGTTATCAAACAGCTTCGGTTTCAGGATTAAAAGTTGGTGAACTAGCTTTTGCTCGTTGGTTATATGATGGAGGGATATATTTTACAAGAAATGTTTCAACCGGAGTAATGACTTCTTTTGCTGAAGCTATTTATCATGATACATTTTATAACTTCCATCCGATAGCTTTTTGGGATAAGCTAGGAGAGACAACATTTAATAGAGTTCGTTTATTCGCGGGAGTTGTATATTACATTTATGATGCAAGCACATCTAGTTATAAAGAAGTATATAATCTAGGAATAATAACATACATTGATTATGTTGTGTATCTAAAAAATATGTAGGAGGAAATAATGTTATTAGGATATAACAAACAAGGCGAAATAAAATTCATATTCACAGATGAAAAATATTTAGAAAAGAAATATCCAAACAATACTGCAAAGATAAGTAACTTTTGGGGCAATGTCGAACATGGCTTAATAGAATTTTTTATACCAATTCATATTTTTAAAGATTGGGATAATTCTAAAAATTATAAAATAGTAAATGGAAAGATAACTAAAAAAGATGATCCGATAAAAGTTCCTTTAGGTCCTTTATCTACAGAAGTTAAAACGGTTATTAATAAAAATGTAAAGAAAACTAGTGACACAATTGGAATAGAAAGTAATAACTCAAAATAAAGGAGGGTGCTATGCCAGATGAATATGTAGGAAGAAAAGAATTCAATGAGAGTTTGAACCGTTTCCACGTGAGGGTTGATGGCATATCAAAAGATACTACAGAAATTAAAACGTATGCAAAATCGATGAAAGAAACCACAGATAAACTTTTTGAATGTGTTTATGGTAATGGTAAAGAAGGATTGTTAACAAGAATAACTAAGTGTTTTGAACGATTAGGTTTGCATACTAAAATTATTAGTTGTTTAATCTTTTCTATTTTAGCAATAGCTTTTTGTATTATACAAAATTCTTTAAATAATATTATTGAAAACAATAATGGGAATCATATCCAAAAAGAAACAAGTATACAGCGTGGACAAGGAGTATGAATAAATAGGCGTGGGGCTGACTTAACTTACAGGAGTGATGGTCAGCTATATAATCCAATCCTGTAGCCAGTTATTATATATAATATATATATAATAATATATATAGTTATTATAAGGAGGTATAAAATGGAGATAAAAAGAAAAGGTGATTGTGGCGGAGAGCCGAGAGTCGGAAATAAAGGTGATCCTAAGCCAAGAGGAATGGGACGAGGAATAGGCGGTCAAGGTAGAGGATTAGGTAGAGGTCCAGGTAAAAGATTAGGGTTAGGTAGGAATAGAAAAATTGGAGGAGGTGTTGAATGATTAATTTCATTACTAATTGTATCGCTTGGTTTCTGAAAAACGTGAATATGTTGATTGGTATCTTATCAGCAATAGTTAAATTAGCTGTAGGTATCATAAATATGTTTCAACCTAGCAAAGATGGTTTAGTCGATAAGATAACCTATTGGGGTGAAAAAGCCCAAACATGGTTATTCAAAGGAAGTGAGATACTAAAAAAGTACAAAGGGTCTACAAGGTAGGTAAAGCCATATATTTTGTAGGCCGATACACTAAAGTAGGGAAGCTTAAAACGCCTTGGGGAGAAGAATACGTAGGGTTTAAATTCACAATAGGCTCAAAAAAAATTGTAAGAGCTAAATTCGTTCCTGAAGGCGAGATCATGAGAGCAGTTTTTAAGCAACATTGATATTAATGGATAAGCCCTTATTTCGCGTTTAAAGGCGTTTTAAGGGCTTATCTTTTGTATATTCACGTAAATCCTCATTATTGCTTGGAATGATGCCCTAGTGAGAGCCTGAGTGGTAAAGAATTGATTCTGATAGGCTTTTTAGACTGTATTTCACTTCTCCCCCCTTGCGTTTATGATTGCTACCTTTCCTATTTTCTTTGAAGTAGCTCTTGATTTTGTTTTTCCTCCTTTTTAGCTTTTAGCCTCTGCAACCTCTTACCACTTTCAATTCTTTGCTTTAAAACCTTTGGTGACAATCGAGTTGAGCCTATGGGACGCTTCCCAAGTCTATATGGGTGCCGGTGTTATGTTTCTTACTTGTTTTATATTTAGCCTTGAGTAGGAAGTATCGGGTGATTTCTTTTTCTGGTTTTGATGGGCCGAAAGCTGTGATGGGTAATTTCATTGGTTCTCCTTATTAAAATAAAGTTTGTTGAACATTACTTTTACTTTCGTTTAGGATGTGGAGCCCAATCTTTGGTAACACACAATTTCTTAACACTTGTCTTTTATTCGGTAACTTGAAATCTTTTAGATCGTGTAGTTTTAAAAACTCTGGTATCTGTGCTTCTCTTATTATGGCCTTACGTTGTTTTTCTTTTGATGCTTGTCTATTCATTGTTCCTATATCATAGTCTACTTTTATTTCTCTTATTAGAAAGTTAGCCCAGAAAGCGTGGCGACCTATATATTGAGGTTGTATAAGTGGTTCATAATAGGGTTTAACATTCTCTACACAATATTTGCCTTTATAGAAATGTTTTAAGAATATTATTTCTTGGTATAAGTGCATATCTGGGTATCTGAATATTCCCTGTCCTTTAAGAAAGTGGTTACATACAGAATGTGTCGGGCAAGGCGGACTACTCCATATAAAATCAAACTCTTTGAAGTGGTCTAAAAGATATTGGTGAGCGTCTGCCACTATAACCTTATCATTAGGAAAGAAGTCTTGGTATATTGCTGCTATCTGAGGATTATATTCTATGGCTGTGACCTCTACATCAGTCCACTTTTTACGATTACCTCCGATTCCGGCGTATAAATTTAATACTTTCATAACTTATTAAACCACCTTCTTATACAATATGTCCTCGTCAATGATATACCTGTATAAATAATCCCGATAATAATATTCTTCTTTAAAGTCAGGCTTTTGAACCCAAATGCTGGGAGGATTACTATGTTAGCTATGAAATTTATTGAATAGCCAATAAAGATGTTGACCCAAGATTCTAAGAATGACATTTTTTTTGATTGGCTCAAAACACCACCACACAGCTTGGGAAGGGAGC